CGCGGTTAGTTTCCTCAACCTTACGAACGACAAGAAGGTTCGCGCCTTCATAGGCCGGATCGGATAATTTCGCGATATAGTCCTGGGCCACGTTGACCGATTTTCCGGAACCGGCAGAACCTTTTAATATACGGTAGCGGCCGCGCCACTCATTAACCGGTTTGAATATAGGGTTAAATTTTGCCTTTGTTATTACCTTAACCTTCGTCGCCGTAGTCATAGTTAATCACCACTGTAACGGGGACGTTGGATTCAGGATCATTATTGAACATTCCCAGATGTTTACCCAGCAGTTCAAGAGCTTTCAGCTTATCACACATTCGGATTTCGCGTTCCACACCTTCGCCGGCGTCCGTTGGTATGGTCTTAACCCTTACCGAAGCAATGGCCGCGGTATCATCTTCGGACGCGTTTTCCGATAGGGTGGCACTATCGAAGTTAATCACGTCGGCCGCGTTCACAAAGGCAATTCGGGCAAGTTCACGGACCACACGATCCGCATTTATCCCAGTTCTTTTCGAACGCTCGGCCAGCGCTTCTTCTACACGCGCGCGAATGTGGGGTTTTGTCAGGTTTTCACTTCCTATATCCCTTGCGCTGTTAGGACTGTAACCGGCCCGAATCGCGGCTTGTGTCGCGTTCAGGTCGATAAGGTATTCCTCGACAAACCGTTTTTGTTTCGCGGTTAACTTCGCCACGATTCATCACCGACCTTTCATATATTTTCACGCTGGGAAACAGAAAAAGACGCCTGTTTAAGACGTCTTCTTCGGTTTCCCTATATTAAAGGAGGGGGGACCGCCCAGTCCCCAGGATAATATTACCATAGTGGTTTTTATACGAACAATGGCGTATAACTGCATACACTTGCAATCATTTGCAATCAAATTTTAACGCATTTTTCTTCATTCGCCGGAAGCCTGTTCTTTTCAGTATGCCAGAACCTTTTGACCAGGGAAGTAATTGCGGCTTTTCTTCTTCTGGCTATAGTTGAAACGTCGACGTTAAGAATTTCGGCCGCCTCCTCATAAGTGCGTTTTGGATAATAAAGGGTAAGTAAAACACATTTTGACTTCGTGTCCAGGCTTAATATGTTATGATAGACCGCTTCTATCTGACGTCTTCGTTCTTCCAGCGCGGCGATATTTCTTTCCGCTCTTTTTCGCCTGCGTTCAATCGCTTCGACAATGTGAACCATTTTGCTGTCCGGATCGGAAGTGGTCTGAACGCGGACGTCGTCATATTTGATTGACGGGTAGGCCCTGGCCCTTATACTTTCCAGGTCCGCTTCCAGCGCGGCGCGTTCTGCTTCGATCTGCGCGTCTATGGTCATAATCTCCTGGTCGTGGTTCTGAAGTATGTCTTCAATGTTCCTGCGGATTCGTCTTTCTGCGTCCACGTCGATTCCCTCCCTTCTCCGGCCGGCCCGTTAAAAGGGGCAATCTTCGTCCATGTCCACAGGTATAAAATTACCGCTTGCGATAGCGTCTTCGACAGGACTTTCAAGCTGATTATCTCTTTTGGATTCGGCGAAGTAGACTGAATCGGCGATAACCTCGACTTCTCGGTGTTTCTTGCCGCTGTCGTCTTCCCAGGTCCGCGTTTGTATGCTTCCGACCAGGGCGATCCTGGAACCTTTCTGAAAGTAGTTCGCGCAAAATTCGGCTGTATTGCGCCAGGCAATAACCCTTATATAGTCTGTTTTATCTCTATTGAAGCGCCTGTCCACGGCCAGCGTAAAAGAACAGACCGGCGTTCCCTGTTGAGTATATCTCAATTCAGGATCACGGACAAGGCGTCCCAGAAGTTGACATTGATTCATTCGATTTCCTCCCATCTTCTAAAAGCGTTTTATTTGCCTTTTAAGGGCTTCGTTTTTGCTCGGTAATATATTTGGTCGTCCTCGGTTGTTTTCGACGCTCCTGTGGCGTCCTGTGCGCCAGGATTGAAAATATTCCTGTGCTTATAATGGTTCATTTGTTAATATCGTTTTTTGGGAGTTCTGGTATGGGCATCCAGTGGGTAATTTTTACGCAATTTTCGCCAACTTCGCCCCCGGTAAACCATCCCTCATGATATAATTGTCTTTCGCCGTTTTGGTAAATACCAAATCCTACTCTTCCTCTGGCGTCAAGACACAACACGACTTTGGAAAATCCATATTTCTCTATGCATTCTGGTAATCTGTCATTTACACTTATCCATTTCGTTTCCTGATTCTGCATATATAACACCACCTTCGATTTCGTCGCCCCATGCGTCCCAACCAGGCGCCGCATTTCTGGCGAACAGTTCTATCATAGTACCCCCCCCGCATAGCTGGACGATCCTGTCGCGGACAACGGCCGGCTTTTCGCTGTGTCTTCCGACAGGTTCGTCTATTATGCTATGGACTGCTTTAGAAACGCGTTTTGGCCGTCCTTTTGTTGCAAGAAGACAGACTTCGGCGTTTGCTCTGGTCCAGCTTCCCAGACCCCAAAACCAGCCAGGGGATTTTTTATTCCGCTTTACCCATACAAACGCCGCAGTCTTATACTTGAAACCCCAGCGGCGGATTGTTTCCAGGCCGATTTCAAGGTTAGGAAATGTCACCCATAGAAACAGAATGCAGTTCTCGGCCGCTATGTCCTGGACAGGAAGGTTATATATTTCTTCTGGCTTCATGGTCTTATAGTGCTTCGCGGCCGGACCATTTCCGGTCCCGTTATAAAGCCTATAGGACCAGGGCGGGTCCGCGTAAATAACATCATATTTCTTCTGCGGGAACGGGATCATGTGCTTACACATCTTTCCTGGGCGGCTCTGGCCGCCATGATCTCCATTGACCGAATAAGGGTATATTCTGAAAATGCCATTTCGCGGACTGTGTCGGCCGTAAGTAGAACCAGGTATTCGTCGCCGTAACCGTCTTCACCATACTTCCGGCCGGCGCGCTCATTTGCCAGGCCCAATTTGCGGCGTGCGTATTTTTCGGCCTTTTGGAAGAAGACGGGACATATTTCAGTCCCGACTTCTTTTTCGACCCTGGCTTTAAGTTCAGAAGTCGTTATCATCTTCGATAACCTCCTTTTCCGTACCTATACGCCTGAACAGTTCTTCCACAAGCTGGCGCGTTGTGAAGCCTTCAAGCAGGGCGGAAGGGGAAAGGTCGACTTCGTCTTCTTCCAGTTCGACTTCGATTTCAGATTCCACATACAAAGCCGGCCGAACGCCCCCGTTGCCGCCGTACGCGTAGTAGTTGCCCAGCGTGCCGACCGTGATGACATACCGCGCGTGGTGCGAATAGCCGGCGTACGGGGTTATAAGCCACCACCAGTCGTCCAGGTCAAGAAGTCCCTGTTCGCTGTACTTCCTGAACATGGCTTCTGTTAGCAGGCCGATTTTGTCAGTAACACTTCCGTAATTGTTATTGCCGGCGCTGTCGGTAAGGTCCCATTCTGCCGGAATGATGTTTTCCGACAGGATCGGGCCGCCAGCTTCGTCAAAACTATTCAGGAAGTCACTGTTCAAATCGGCGCGAAGGGTGCTTGTCCTCCAATTATTAGCTTTCCAGTCTTCGGGCCGGTTAGGCTTAAAGGGCTGACAGGTGAAAGGCCGGTCGGCGATACATTCATCAGTTATCACCAGGGTTTTACCGTCTGCAAAATGTTCCAGAACTCTAACGGCCACAGGGCCGGCATGGAAAACAGTACCAGGTTTCAAGTGCTTAATTTTTACCTTTACGCTCATAACAAGGTTTACCTCCTTCATAATCTTCGATTACCACTTCAACCCGTGGATTTTTGGGGTCGACGGCGAAGCTGTCGGTAAAATATTCAATGTGTTTCCAGCCGTCGTTTTCCAGGACGCCCATCTGGACAAGGCTGTCCTGAATAAATTTCTTTGCAAAGGCAATATTATCTTTATCACGCCTTTTGTTAGGCTCTATCCAGGTGTAATGTATAACCACCGGTCCTGTGAAGCGGACGCCGCGAAGCTGGGATTTTATCATAAAGCCGATAACGTGTTCAGCTTGCTTCTTCATGGACGCCGCTTTATACTTGCCTTTTTTACCGCGTTCGGCTTCGATATATTCATTCAAGCCTGGCAGAAGGCCAGGGATAGTCAGTTTACAGCGCAATTCTTCACACCCTTTCATTTCAGACCAAGAAGTTTTTTGGCCTTATCTCTCCGTTCGTTCGCTATTGTTGTCCTTCTGGATTCCCCGACCAGCCTTAACCGGATAGGACACATTTCCAGGACTCGATCATATATCCGCGCGTGGCCCAGGGAAGGCGGGTTCTTTAAGTCGTCCATTGACAGGTTCGTTGTAATGATCAGCGGCATTCCGGACCTGGACCTGGTGTCAATTACGTTGTAGACTTGTTCGGTAGAATACGAAGTGTCCCGCTCCACGCCCAGATCATCAATCACCAGCAATTTATAACGCTGTAGCTTGTCAATGAATTCCTGACGTTCTTCACCGAACCCGAAACCCTGAAGTTTATTCAAAATCCGCGGAAAATTCGTAACACTAACCGGAACCAGCTTTTCTATAAGCGCGTTTGCTATGCAACAAGCCAGGAAGGACTTTCCGGTCCCAACACCGCCATAAAACAGGATCCCGATATTGTCCTTTAACATTTCGTCCCAGTTTTCGACGTATCGCCGACAGACTTCGGAAACCTCTGGGTTCCGGTTATCGTCCTGGTCGAAAGTATATCGTAAGTACGCCGGATCGGTGATCCCGTCGCGGCGAAGAACTTCCATTCGTTGAAGGAATTGTCTTCGTTCTTCAGCCGCGCGTTCTCTTTCAAGTTCCCTCTTCCTGCACTCGCAAGCTATTCCGACGCGAATGATCCTTTCTGGTTGATCACCGAATGCCGGAAGGGTTATGTCCTGCTGCTTCCTGGTGTGACATTTCCCACATACAAGGAAGCCTTCTTCGTCCAGGTAGTCACCTTCATTGCAGTTTTGTAGGCTTGCGGCAGCCAGCCTTTCGATTATTTCGTCCATACGATCACCTCTTTAGGAAGTCTTCTCCGTCGTCGTAATTCTTAAATGCAGAAGGAGACGGTCTTGCCTTATAACATCCGCGGTCCTGTTCTTTTGATAGCCAGTTATTAATAAACCGAAGAATTCCCTTTTTGGTTTTTCGCTTTGAAGGGTTAGCGTCAAGCCAACCCTTCATTTTTCGAAGTTCCTGCATGACATCAACAGCCGGATACAGCTTCGTCCATTCCTCGACTTGTTCTTCTGTAACCGGATATTCGGTTTTATCATTTAGCGTCAATGTAATAATAGGGAGCGCTGTTGGCTGGCATGGAGCGGCTTCCGCTCCGTGCATATTTTCTGCTTCTTCTTCTGTTTCTGTTACTGTTATTGATCCTGTTACTGTTACTGTTACTGGTTGCCCTAACCGTTCTTGTAACCGTTCAATTAACGGTTGTATAAATGGTTTATCAAACTGTTCAATAACGGTTAAAAGTGAGCGAAATAAGTGTGTTTCGGGCAATTCGTTTAATTTTTCAATAGCATGCTTAACCTGGTTCGGATTTTCTAACGGGTTATGTTTAAGGTAGTTTTTAACAAGTACCACATGGGAAAGTGCGTCATATGCTATGCCGCCAGTCTTTAACAGTTCTTCTAACGCTTTCTTGAACCGTTTCTCATCCCACCCCAAGTCAAAACAGGCGTAAGGGAATGGGAGAAAGTAAAGCCCTAAAATATTTCGATGTGGAGAAGTAAGAAGGTATAACATTAAATATCTCGCGTCGTCCGATACGGTACGCATTTTTTCATCCTGCCAGAATCTGCTTTCAACTCTTGTATACATTAGACCACCCCCTTTCGACCATCAGAATAATTACGCTTTTCTCTGGCAGGAACGGCACAATTCGCGGCCATACTTCTTCATGGAATACTGCTGTTCGGCTGAAGATATGGGACCACCGCATTCAGGGCAAACGGGGCCGCTGGACGCTCCCTGTGGGGCCTGCTGGGCCCTTTGTCTTCCTGCCTGGGCGTTTGTATTAGCTGAAGGCCCTGGCGCGCTTGTGGTCGTTTTCTGGGCGTTCATATCAAACCTGACATTGCCGTTTCGGTCCACAATAACCAGTTCTGTTATTTCGCGGCGGTCGTTATAGCCGATATGGGCCACAGAAAAGCGCGTACTCGGAAAACATCTATAAATTTCCTTTTGGCCTTGCCTTTCGACGTAATATTCAGAATCCGCAAGTTCAACGTAGATGAAAGGGGCGGTATAAAGTTCACGGCCGATCCCCACGTTGAAGCCAGCGCGCTTAAAAGCGTCTGAAGCCTGGCCTTTTTCCTTTTCTGTGTTACTCTCGACTCCGACGTCCTGTTTTCTGATCCAGGCTTTCTTCGTGTCGTCCCAGATGTCGATATTACAAAACAGGTTACCGTTTATAACCTCATGGGTCCTTTGCCAGTTGGAAGGGCCGAAGACCTGGTCAAGAATCCGCATATCGACTCGGGCGTCTTTATAAATCAGCAACACAGCGCCGACGCGGCCGGCTTTATTCTTGCTGACACTCTGAACGCGACATTCAACGTCTTTGGCAGACAGCAAAGGGATTTCAAACTGCTTTACTTCCGCCATTACCGTTCACCACCTTTTCCCTGTAGTAATTACAGAATTCACAAGCCGCGCAGTAATCAATGCACTTCTTGTCCTCACCAGGGCGGACCTGGATTTCGTCGCCGCCATTTTCGGACATCCATTGTTTAGCTTCCTCCATGCTGTCAAGGACGCGAAGGGCGGTCTTACGGCCTTTTCTCATAACCGCGAACTTGTCGCCACTGTTAAACCTTTCTTCAGGCGTACAGATCGGAAGTTCGTCGTCTGGTAGCTTTTCAACGGCCGCGATTTCCTTGAATTTAGCTGTCAGCCATTCTTCACACTCGACGAAG